AACTGGTCATCAATGTATGAGTAATCTCTTGCAGGCAACGGATCAAGTTGTAACCATCCGGAATCACGTAACACACGCAACGACTGCGTCAGTGAGTCCACGTAATCATCGTGTCCCTTGGCTTCAGGGAACGAACACACCTGCCGTATGAATCGTTTGGCCCATGGCGCAAACTCACCTTTGTTCTCAGGATCCTCTGGGATATACACTCGACCTTTGGCAACCAGCGGAGCCACGATGTTTAACCGTTGCACCTTATCAGCACGCCCTGGGTTGTATCCACGCACCGGAACACCAGCGCCTTGTAACTCTTGGATCAGGCTGATACCTGCAGACTTGTCTTCCATCAGCAGCAGGTCTGCCTTACGTCCCTTAGCAAACGTATTATCCGCGCCGTACACAACTTCCTTGAAGTCCGATATAACTTTGCGACGTAACTCTGGATACGCTAGGTGCGCGTCCCATGCGTCCAGCATGATTACCGACGTGGCTCCATCCTCTTGCTCAAACACACCCCACACCGTGCAGGCTGTTGGGTCGTTGACTGTCTTTTCGCTGGTTGCCGGATCGTATGACGCAATCACGTACTCTAGAGTTGGCGTTGGCTTGTTAGCCGGCCACATGCGGAACTGTTTGCGTTTGATAATGCCCGCCTCTTCCGGGTCCAATATCTCGCCATAAATTTCTTGTCGACCAAGGTTTGTGCCTTCATAGCTCTCAAGCTGTTTGAAGAACGTATCCGATAGATTGGCCTTGTTGTCAAACGAGCTGGCGTTGGCCACGTACACGTCGCCACCCACCTTACCCTCGTTTAAGTCTACAATCAACTCGAGCGGCTTTGGTGTTGTCGTGATGATTTGCTGCACCCGACCGATGCGTGGGTCCATCAAACGCAACGTAAACTGCGCCTGGTCATACGCGTCGTCAATGTACTCAAACGCACACAGCTCGTCAAACCAGGCACCATGGTATTGCTTACCACGATAGCGTTCTGGCTCAGAACCAGGGATCCCTTGGATCAGTGAGCCATTGATCAGTGTAATCTCAAGCAGCGACTTGTTATAATCTTTGATGATGGATCGTGGCAAGATGTTGAGTAGCCCAGAGTCACCCTCGAAACACGTCGCGCGAATGTCGTTTGTTGTTGGCGCTGTAACCAACCAGCGCGTCTTGTCAAAAGTCCACGCCCGCTCGCCAATCCAGTTAGACGCCGTCCATGTCTTACCCGCACCGCGGCCGGCCAGCATGAGAAACGTATCAAACTCGCCGTCCTCTGGTTCCTTTTGGTGCGGGAGCGCGGACAGCTTGTACTTCACCAACCAAAGGGTTGCATCGAGCTGCGCCTTTGGCCATTGTTTGTTTTGTTCTGCAAACTTCTTTAACAGAAGCTCTTGTTTTGCCGTTAACGACATGTAATAAATCCTTCTCCCACCAAAAACGAACCGTCGGGTCCGTCAGTTTCAATGTGTACACATTGTTGCGTAGGTAATTCTTCGATTTTTGTGATGTACCGCCTGGCTTGGTGTACCCTAACCCGCTTTGGTACCTGATGACTACACAAAAGGTTACAGTTTCTGAAACCTAACGTGTAGTGTTTCCAGTTTTCGTAAAAGTTTAGTGTAGTTTTGCTACCCAATGACTCTACCAACCCCTGGATTTTCCTAATCTCTGGCCAGTGTGAGCCAGAAATCCTAAAAATATCTTTTGTTTTCTTGTACTGCCGTATTTTTGCGTTTATAATCCCACTTAGCAGCTCGATTCTTTGCTCTTTGCTGCCCAGCAGGTAGTTATTTGGGATCTCTTTGGGTATGAACGGCGCTAACTGTGACTCAATCGTTGGAAACACACTGAAGATCGTGGCTCCATCCCCGCGCTTCTTTGGTTTTATGATCTCATACCCATGGTTGCGAAACTTTTCTAGCACCTCTTCGGCGTTTAACTTGTGCGCCGAGAACACATTGGGCTTTAATCGGTTCCAATACCAGTACCCAAACACAAACGGAGGCACCGGCAGGTCCTGGTGTGGCAGTTTGAGCGCGCCGCACGTAGGAATTGAGAACGTGCGCGCGTTATTTTTGTGCCTGAGTGACTTATCCAGCAGCCCGGACAACGGTTCCAAAACCAACGGGCGCATAAACTGGCGCTTGCCCTTGTACTCTGCCAGTCGTTTCCTGTACTTGGGTGTCTCCAACAAAAAATGCATGGACGCGTTACCGCTGACAGTCAGCAAATCACTAAGGTGTACTTCATAGCATTTGGATTGAAAGTGCTGGATTAACGTAACCTTACGCAGGTCTCCATTCCTATCAAAAATATAATCGCCTTCAACCAGTTTGTCAGCGCGTTTCCAATAATCAAGCGTCAGTATTTTTTCGTTTGCTGTAATAGCCATTGTTTTCCGTTAAGACCCATAAATCTAGGAAATGCCCTAACGGCATTCTAATCTTATATTGAACTGACAAAGGTAACTTTTGGATATCCAACCTCTGGTACATCTTTAGCCGGCACCTAAAGTACACCAAGGTCTCATACTCAAAAATTTCTGCAGGCACGTCTACCATGTGGTGCTCCAGGTCTTCGACCACCACCAACACGCGAAACCCGCTGATCAAACCCCTAGAGGTTTTTAAAACTTCTTTTATTTGGTATTGATATCTCACGCCCATATTAATGCACAGGGTTCCCAACATCTGCCCGTTTGTACCAGAAGACATAGAAGACACGGTCTATTTACCTTTTCTTTTATTTTATTTTATTTTAAAAAAAAAAAAAAAAAAACATAAAAGAAGGGTGTCTTCTATGTCTTCTAGTACAAATAGAACGTTTAGGTTTCATTTTTAGAATAGCAATTAAACCTAAAGGTTTACTTTTTAACTGCCAATTTTGTACTAGAAGACACGGTAGGGTAAACCCTAAGTAGTATAAAGTATTACAAAAAAATATTCTATATTACAAAAAATTATAAAAAACCTGCGTTTTATATGAACTGCGGGTTTGTGGGGCCCCCGGGGGGCCGGCCCGGCACGGGACCCGTTTGGGGTGTGTGGCATATAAACAACACCGCCCTTGGCATGTTTCTTGCTTTAGTGCGTTGTTGGCATGATCCTTGCATGCTTAGCAAGATCCGTGCCCACGATGGCTGGCATGCTTCTTGCTAGTAGCAACATCCGTGCCAGCATGCGCAGGCTGGCATACATCTTGCTTGCCTAGCAAGATCCGTGCCAACATGGGCTGGCATGCTTATTGCTAATAGCACACACTGTGCCTGCGCAGGCTGGCATGTTTCTTGCTTAGCATGCAAGATCCGTGCCAATGTGGTGGATGGGCTGTTATGCATATTAGTTATAACACGCGCGTCTGTTATGCGTACGCGACAGATGGGCTGGCAGGTGGACATAATACCATCGTATTACTAAAGCATTTATTCCCCAGTTATCCACAGGGTAAATAGTTATCCACACAAGCAGGCAGTTATCCACAGTGCGCACTAAACTGGTGACATTGTGCACCAATACAGTGTGCAGGCAGTGCGTTGTGCACCAGTTTGGTAACCAATGGAATTCGTAAGTCGTTGATTTATATAGGATTGCAAACTGGCACACATCGTGCATAGTATATAGGGTAGGCAGTAACACACAACAGACATTGCCTACAGTTATCAACACACAGGAGCACACAGCATGACATATACAGACAGCATACAGGCAATAGCTAAGGCAGTGCCAAAGGGTGACTATATACTGCGTAAGGCAGACGCCAACAAGGTATATCAGGCAGTCGGTTATTGTAGACTCAACAAGGCATATGAATTCAATGACGTGACTGATATTAGTCGGTCGATTTATATCAAAGGCACAAAGCCAGTATTCACAGGTTTTACATACTGAAAGGGAAAATAGCAATGGGTTACATCATCAACGCATATAACAGAACAGACAAATACATGGATACCTTCCGTGCTAAAACGCGCGAGGAGGCATATAAAATCCGTGCCGACTTACTAGCTACTGGTAACTATGCCGAAGCCGGCATTGAGATCCGGTGGAATGCACGTACAGGAGACTAAACCATGCGACCAAACCTTTTCGATTTGATAATATATTTCTTCGGGTTTATAACCCTACTCATCATATGGTTAACAGCATAGGAGGTAAATGCAAATGAGAACTATTCTCAAGTCAATCAAAGCCATCGACGAATTGACCAACAGCATGGACAACATATCGACAGACGATGGTAAGCCATGGGACGCCTATACGGACGTCGAGATCGTGCGCGAGGCAAAGTATGTGCTCGAGCTATTCTTGGACGGGTTAAACCCACATTGGAACCATGATGATCTAATGGGTGAAAACGGACTCGAACAGCAGAAATGGGCACGAGGAGAGGTACGTAAGCTAAAAGCATTCATCAACAAATATGACACAAAGGAGTAATCAAAATGATCAAATTAAGCAAGACTAGCAAATTAGACGGCATCATGTCATGGTCACTGCAGGCACTGGAGACGTGCCAAGGATCCATTGGTGACGATGGTGCCTTAGTGGACGCGTGCAAGGGCTGTTATGCGACCGATGGTCACTACCTCATGGCAAACGTGAAGGCACCAAGAGCATTCAACAAGGAGGACTGGCAGAGACCGGACTGGGTATTTGACATGGTGGCAGGACTGGCTAAGCAAACCCATTTCCGTTGGTTTGACTCAGGTGACGTTTACCACCTTGGATTAGCTGAGAAAATGCTCGAGGTCATGACAGCGACGCCACACGTTAAGCATTGGATGCCCACACGTATGTACAAATTCGCAAAGTATGCGGACGTCTTCGCACGTATGCAGGCACTGCCAAACGTCGTTGTGCGTTATTCTAGCGACTCTGTGGCAGGTGGGACTGTGGACGGCGCGACGACGTCAACCATCGTGTCAGACGAGGCACAAATGCCTGCCAACGCGACGTTGTGCCGGTCATATGAGCACGGTGGCAAATGCAATGGTTGTCGTGCATGCTACAGTAAGGACGTGCCAGTAATTGCGTACAAAACACACGGACGCAAAATGGCTAAAGTAATTCGTTTATCAGTAATTCACTAAAAGGAGTATCAAAATGACAAATCAACCAATCGGCGCATATGTAACTGTTGAATGGATCGATGACAGCGAATCAGAGTATTCGGACGTTTATTTCTCATTCGGAGATTATATAGAGGAGACCGAAAAAGATAGTTTTGGTGTATCGGATGACAAAATCTTCTATTATGCTGAAGGTGTGGAAGACTTAGACGCAATGAAAAATAGCACGTATGACTTTAAAGTCATATCTTATTCACTAGAATTTAAGGAGTAATTAAAATGACAGCAAGACCACTACACACAATCGCACGCGAGATCCGTACGGACTGGAAAAAACCATACTTTGGCGCCGTGCCCTATTTGGACGCCATGTCCGAATTAGAATCAATTGCAGACAAATACTATGACGACAGTGCGCGCAGTGTTGTCATGTATTTTTTAGCCAATGCCAGTACATGGAGAGGTGACAACGCAAAACGTATCAAAGCAGAATTGAAAGGACTATCAAAATGAAAACGTACAGAGTAATGGCGTCTTATACAGCATATTGCGAAGTCTTAATTGAGGCAGACAACGAGGACGACGCATATGCACAAGCTAAGGACATGGATGGTGGATCGTTTGACTCCCATGGGTATGGGGACTGGTCAATTGATGAAGTAATTGAATACACAGGAGTATCAAAATGAAAAAAGAATTTATAGTTACAAAATTTGTCGAGTATCAATACACCATTGAGGCAGACAATGAGGCAGAGGCAGAGAAAATTGCAATGTATTTGGAGGCACAAGACGCAGACCAATGGACGATACACGATATCACATCGGAAAGCATTGAAGATTATCAAAACAGTTTAAAGGATTAATATGACAACATCTAGTTTACCGGACTGGGACTTTGGTGAAGAGACCAACACAAAACTGCGCGAGATCTTCAAGATCCAAGGACGCATTGACGAGTCGAATGCCGACTCATTTATCGAGTATTTGATCCAAGAGGTCGACGTCGATGCACTGGTTAGCATGGTGCTGTACTGGGCACCAAAGTCGCGCATTGAAGAGTTAGCACGCGACCATGGTTTTTTAGAGGAGGACGAAGAATGACAGTTAATCAATTGATCAATTTATTGAATGACGTTGAGGATAAAACCAAGGAGGTATTTATTTTCAATGACTGGACGGTATCGGACGTTTGTGGCATTGACGAAATGGACGATAGAGTCGACATAAATGTATATCCAAATGATGAAAAAGGGGAATAAGACATGATGACACCGGCAGAACAACAGGCATTTGTGAAAGCCTATGACAACACAGTATGTGACGTACCAAGACAACGCGTCGCAGAATTTGTACGATGCTATGACGCAGGTGAAGTCCTGCTAAATTTTGCAACGTATGAATATACATCCATTGTGGACGCATTGGGACTTTGGCACCATGCAATACAGTTTTATCAACAACAGGAGCAGGCAAAATGAAGATGATGACAGACGATGAGATCAGGGCATTTGTACGGGCATATGGACGTAATGTTGCCATGGTGAGTGATGAGGACGTCACCAATTTTGTGATTGAGGTCAACGAGAATGGTCGCATGCCGGACTACTGTGGGGACTTCGTCAGCATCATGGACGCACTATGCATGTGGAATGATGCAATTACATTTAACATTGAACAGGGGCTATTAAAATGATCACAAAAGAACAATACCCATACGCGAACCGACATGGGTGGTCGGACGTCGAACCATACGAGGTCGTGCGTGTTATCAGTGACAAGACCATTGAGATCCGTCGCATGAAGTACGAGCGCGACGAATCGTTTGTGCCTGAGTGGATCGTCGGCGGGTATGCCGGCGTGTGCACCAACCAAGGGGATCAGAAATGGGTTATCGAACCCGATGAGACCGAGCAGCTTATGCGCATACGACTCCATGCGGACGGCGCGTATCGATCAGCTAGTGGCATGCGTTTCGCACTGAGTGACAAACCATATCGTTTTTATGACTACAACTTTTAAGGGGCACGCAATGAACAATTCAGTGCGTATGCGTGATGACCTAGCACGCGACAACGTTAAGGTGCCTGCATGGACTGCCTTGGACGCGCCGGTGGTGTACTTGGACGCCAAGGACTTGGTGGGTGCCCAGTACCTACCGGACTTGTGCTCAGAGGACGATGCTGAGTTCAACTACAACCGTATTGGACTGGCAGACGGACGTGTATTTTTTATGGTGGGTGTGGACTTAGACTTTGGAGAATCAATATGAAACGTGCATTTATTAAGGCATACAACGAGTTGAAAAAATTAGGTTGTCCGGTGTTCGAGCGCAGTGACTATGATGGACGGTTTCTGATCAGCGCAGAGGATCCTGAGAGTTACAAGTGGGCAGACTACTATGCCTATGCGGACGGACGATGGAAGGGTGAGAACACCAGTCCCAAGTTAGAGGCTGTACTGAAAAAGTATTCACTGTATTGTGAGTGGGAAAACGCAGGTTGTTTAATTGTTTTTGAGGTGTAACATGAAGAACGTCACGATATCGAGGCACATTAGCCTAGACCTATCCCCCGAGGACTGGGAGTTGTATTCCAACATGAAGGGTATCAACGGTGCATCCAAGTTTTTGAATTTGAATATTGCGGACTGCATCAACCATGCAAAGTCACGCGAGGAGGCATGGACGTCGTCTATGTACTTTTTAGAACGAATGTCTGACTACGGCGCCATGGACACGGAACCAAGGTACGTATTGAAAAAAATTATTAATTTATTTTTTGGTGAAACGGCAGAATCGTAAAATTTGTGTATAATGCACACATAAACAAACGAAAGGCAAAAAATGATCCCACCCATCCCTGAGAAGCAAAAAACATTGATCATCAAGAATTTAGTGTCGGCATGCAAGGACATAAACAAACTCAACGGTACCGGTTACCGGTTTATCAGCACAGCGAGCGGGTTCATTGCCCACTATGACATCAACGGTTTCAAGGCCTACTATGACAGGCACAAACTGCAAAAGAACATTGAGGTGAATGCACCGTACAACATGTTCAACAACTTTCGCGAAGGCGACGAGAACTATGCGTATTACATGTCACGCAAGGACATTTACCAACGCGTGCTCGGATACTTTGTAGCACAAGAATTTATGGATCAACATGTCCAATTTGTGCATGTAGCTTGATATAATTCATAACAGGAGAAAATAAATGCAGTATTTCACACACCATGATAAAGCAATTGACACCAACGGCATATCACTCAAAGGCCGTGTGGACGTGCCATACGATCGACTCGAGGCACAGTTTGGCAGGCCTTTGGACGTATGGGGTGACGGTAAGGTGCAGGCAGAATGGGAGTTGCAGTTTGATGATGGCAAGGTGGCCACCATATACGACTGGAAAGAATACGGTACGCCGTACCAACAGGTTAGGGACTGGCATATCGGCGGGTATGACAGCGAGGTAGTAGGACGCATTCAATCAATTTTAGGAGCATAAAATGCACGCAATCGTTGACGAGTTGGGATCAGTAAACCAAGCAATCGCAGAGTTGGAGGCAATTGCAACCAAACTCAAGGCACAGTTAAAAGAACAGGGTGCCGGTGTGTACTGGGGTGCACAGTTCACCGCAGAGGTGCAAGAGTATGACCGTGACAACATCAGCGCGCCGTTGGTGCGTAAGTTCGCGGACGAGGAACTACTGGAGAAATGTACAGTGACACAGCACGTCAAAGCCGTTGTGGTGACACCGTTGAAGGCCGACTAATGGCCGGCAATGACCTACTGACAACCTACCTGCAGGGACTCCTGCAGGAGGACATTAAAACGCTCACCAAGGCCGAGGAGTACGATTTGGCGGGTAGGGTAGCCGAGGGTGATAAAAAGGCCTTGGATACCCTTGTACGCCACAATCTGAGGCTAGTTGTGTACATGTTGCGCCGGATGACGGCGTGGCAGTATAGCGCGGTGCCGGCTGAGGACTTGGTGCAGATGGGTAACGAGGCCTTGATTGAAGCAGCTTCTAAGTGGACGCCGACCAACGGGGCACGGTTTGCCAGTTATGCAGGCAGTTTCATCATGCGTCATGTCACGCGCCAGTTGGACAACACGGAGCGGTTGATCAGACTGCCGGTGAACATTGTGGAGGCCATCAAGCGGATGAACTACCTAGACCGGACGCTGAGGCAGACCTTAGGACGGGAGCCGACGCCAAAGGAGTTGGCAGGCGTGATGAACGTGCCAGTGAAACGGATTAGCCAATTGCGCGGGTACATCATGCGCGAGCCAGTGTCACTGGACGCCATTATGAACGACATGCACGAGGAGGCGAGCGAGGAATGAGACCACAAAAGCGAACCAAGGCCGACATAGGGGCATTGGGACTGAACGATGACATTATTCAAAAGGAAATCAAAATGAAGATCAAGGGTGAGCCAAAGCAGGTGGAGATATATAACCCCGCGGGACTGGTACGCATAGAGGTGTACGACGAGGATGGAGAGTTCTTTATGGACGTCCTATGGGATCCAAACGACGAGCAGACGCCGGCCAACAAGGAGCAGTTTCGCAAGTGGGCTAACCAAGTCATCAAGAGATACCAATAGGTTATCATTTTGATCAGTGTGTACTAGAAGACATAGAAGACAGGGTCATTTATACTATTCCTTTATTTTTATTTTTTATTTTAAAAAAAAATAAAAAAAGAATAAAGAAGGGTGTCTTCTATGTCTTCTGGTACAAAGCGAAACAAAAGTAGTAACATTTTTAACGGAGAAATTACAAAATGCAACCTAAAGTAGTACAACCATTTGTACCAGAAGACAGGGTAGAAGAAATTAACCCTACAACTCGTAGATTTTCTCGCACCTTGGAGCAGGCATTTCCCAGCGAAAAGTACCCAAGTTTGACGCTAAGGGATCACGATGAGTACCTTTGGCACATGGCCATGGCCTTCTGTGTGGGGGTGCTATGGGGACTTTTACTTGGAATGTGGGGTAGAGCATGAGAATGATTATCATTATGATCTTAGTGGCCATGCTGGCTGGGTGCGCGAAAAGTACGCAGTATGGGGACTGTGTTGGTATAGTCGACGAGCGGGATCCAAATCTTGTATACAAACTCAGTGCACAAAACATGGCCGTGGCAATTATTTTCTTTGAACTTATTGCACCACCGGTCATTGTGTTGGCCGATGAGTTATACTGCCCAGTAGGAGTGAAACGATGAACAACATACCAATATTTGCATTTCCAATCGTTGTTGATTATGGCGATGGTGTGAAATATCAAACTGGCATGACCTTGCGTGATTATTTCGCAACGCATGCTATGCAGGGCGCTCTAGCGGGTGTCGCTACTAGAGCGGAGGTTGTTCGCTACTCGGAGTTAGCGGGACTAGCGTACGAAGTAGCAGACGCAATGATGGAAGCGAGAGAACAATGACAGACACACAACTTTTGACAATACTTGGCACCATATGGGTTGCGCCGTTTTGTAGTGAATGGTATGCTCAGACGGTAGGGGTGATTATGCTTTTGATAGCATTACTGAAAGGATTACATATCATATGAAAAAAAGCGAAGCAGGCAAGGGCGACAGCCAACGGCCAACAGATCACAAAAAATACGCCGAGAACTATGATAAAATTTTCAAGAAGGATCCGTACTGGCCTTTCCCAACGGAACTGATACCATACGACGGCAAGTTGCCAAAATTCAACCCCAACAACATAGAGGATGCATTGTTATGACAATCACACCAATGGAGGCGTACGCCACCACCGACGGCAAACTATTCACAGACCTACTGGAGGCGCAGGCACACCAGCATGGACTGGACTTAACACCCCAGATTGAGAAATTCTTAGGCAATTCATACGGATGTTCTTTTAATGGATATATTAAATTTAATGGCATATTGGACTGGGAGACAGATCGTAAACTGAAACAGTTGAAAGGAGAGTTGGTATGACGGTGACGGATATTATCGAGCACGAAGACAACACAACGACGTTGGTGTTGGACATGACTAAGGAGGAGCTCACAGCCCTGCTAACGTCAGCCATTGTGAGGGCACTACACCTTGGACTGCAAGAACAAAAAGACATTGAAGCGGAGTACAAAAAATGAGATTGATACCTTACCTTTGGGAAGCCATGGTGCCCTTCTTGGTCGGCCTATTTGTGGCCTACCTGATTGGTGCGTTCATTGGGTTGTCTTTCAACCCAGCCCTATGGACTGACAGCCTGCGTTCTTTCATGCCAATTTGTGGCATGTGCATGGGGTCAGCTTTGTATACAAAACTGCGGATAGGTGGTGCGTATGATTATTGAAATTCTGATAGGCGCGATGATTATACTTATCATTTTGCTAATGATACTAGCCATCCGTGCCGGCGGTAAGATGCTGGACGATCTGTTTGAGGATTAAATGTCCCGATCGGGTCATATTTGCACAAAAACACTATCAACTGACAAAAAATGCCCCGATCGGGACACAAAGGAGAAAAAATGACGCATCCATTACATGACGCTGAATTTCTTGCCATGATTGGAAAGGAAAACGCAGACCGCAGAACTGGTCGCTCTACTGCTCAAGCATTCAAAATAATCTCTGATGCAATTTTTAATATTGGTATGCCGATCAGAATCATTGACCATCATGGAACACACGAAGCCAACAAAATGCTGGCTCAAATGATTATGAGCATAATTGAGCAAACAGGTCTCAACTATTTAGAGATAAATAAAGCAAAACTCACTTTGACATTTGGAAGAGGCGAAGCATGACACAAGACGAAGAACTAAAAGCCTGCGTGAAGTCTTTCTTCGAGGATTATCTGAACATGAGGGAGTGTTCGGACTCAGGGCGCATGTGGGCACCGATAGCGGTGAGCTGCGCTAGGGTGATGAAGCTGGATCCCTTGGGTGAATTGTTGGAACGTATGCGCGTCCTAAGTGGCGCAGAAAAGGCACATGATGAATTATGAAGACGAAGAGTTTAACCGCATAGAGCGCGAGTCTAAGATCAAGCAGGAGTATGTGTTGCAGGCATTGCACAACGAAAACAAACGGTTAGGTTTGTACCTAGACGCCTACGTGATTGATGAAATCATAGACGAGTTTGACTTTGAGAAGGCGCACAAGGTCATGGAGTTTTTGGGTTGGAATTGGAACAATAATGTGCCAACAATTGGCGGTATGCGTAAGGTTGCAAGAAACCTATTAAAAGAGGCAGCTGAGGGTGATATCACAGCCATTGGGACTGGCGGTTTCCAGGTACGTAAACAGGTCGTGGATAACACCATATACCTTACGTTAGAGTTTGTAGTAACATCATGGAGTAATCATGACTAGACGAGAAGTATGGGTAACTGCGCCCTACCGCAAGGTGGACGACGACGATGACGACACACAAGTTTACAAAAAGCCATGGGTAGGATTG